AATATTATTATTATAATTAATATATTTAATAATTAAATTTTATAAAAAATATAAATTAATATGAGAAATAAGATATCAATTACTAATAAGTTAGAGAATATCGATTCCGAACTACAAAAACTAAACTATTTTATTAATAGTGGGGATAGAGACTCTGCTTTAGTAAGTCTTAGTAATATTAAAGACATTTATGGCGATATCATAACTCTTCTTAATATTGAAACACAAGATTAACTATGCTTACAGCAGAAAATATTCAATCTAATTGGGAAAAACATCTTAAAATAGTTGATCATTATATAAGTGATCGTAAAAATGATATCAATTTAATGCTTGAACATATGTCGGAGACATATATTATGGCACCTGCTAGCGGAAGATCTTGGCATCATAATGCTTTTGCAGGAGGATATGTAGATCACGTTAATAGAGTAGTTCAATATGCACTTGAACAGCATAAACTCTACCAAAAAATGGGAGGAACTATAGATTATACCGAAGAAGAATTAGTATTTTCAGCTCTTTTCCATGATTTAGGAAAATTAGGCGATGGAGATAAAGTAAATTATATACCTCAAACAGATAAATGGAGGCAAGATAAACTTTCAGAAATGTATACTTATAATCCTGATCTTGATTTTATGTTAATTCCTGATAGATCTTTATATATTTTACAGAAATTCGGTATTAAAGTATCTCAAAAAGAATTTTTAGGCATTAGATTACATGATGGTGTGTACGACAAAGCTAACGAAGCATACTTCTTCAGTAATATGGAATCTTCTCGTCAAAAAACTTCCATAATTTCAGTACTTCATTCAGCAGATTATCTAGCTTCTAAAGTTGAGTATGATATGTGGAAGAATAAAGGAGGTAGTTCTAAGCAAAAAGTAGTAAAAACTAAGTCTTCTAACGGTAAAAAAGTGAATTCTTCCGAAGGACTTAGCAAAATGTTAAAAAACTTATAAAAAATGTTGGTTACTATTATTATTTTATTTATTATTATAGTAATATTAGGATTTGCATTACGTAATCTCCTAGTAAAAGTTGAAAGATATGAAGATATTACAGTGGATCAAACACAATACCTTCAGAGTATATCTAATATTATAAAGGATTCACAAAAGCACCTACAAAATCTTGACGAACGCGGGATATTTCAATCAGATGATGAGGTCGGTTATTTTTTTGAACAAATGAAAAACGTACAGAAAGAGCTAAACCGATATATGCTCCCCGAAAATTATGGCAAGAAAGAAAGCGAGTAGTAACTACTTCACAAAAGAAACAGAAGAATACATAAAAAAATACAACGTATCTACAGATTCAGATTATAGAGCTAAGATCTTTACTGAACATATTTATTTTCCTTTTTATAAATTAGCAGAAAATATAATTCATACTTTTAAATTCTATTATACTGATGTTGAAAAAATAGAAGATTTAAAGCATGAAGTTGTTTCTATGTTATTAGAAGAAAAAATAATGAAATTTGATCCTAATAACGGAGCTAAAGCATATTCTTATTTCGGAACTATAGTTAAAAGATGGTTAATCAATTATAATAATAAAAACTATAAAAAACTTAAACAAATAGGTTCTTTTGATGATATGGAAGAATCGTACGAAGGAAGTATAGACGTAAAACTACCAGGTGGAATAACTCTAAGTCAGTTTTTAGATATGTGGGTTGAAAAAGCTTATGATAAGTTAGATAATTTATTCGTAAAAGATAGCGAAAAAAGGATAGCTGATGCAGTTCTAACTATTTTCAGAACTAGACACGATTTAGATATCTTTAAGAAAAAAGCACTTTATATCTATATTAGAGAAATGACAGATTGTGAAACTCCTCACTTAACTAAAGTTATTTCGGTACTAAAAGATGATTTCTATAAAATATATCACCGCTACCATGAAAAAGGTAAAATTATAATAAAAGAACTATAATCTATTTATTATAAAAAGATATGGATTCAGATAAAGAAATTTTTAAAGGAAAAAAGTTATCGGATCTCTTTGAAGAAATTTACAATAATTCTAGAGAAACTAAATCACAGGTTAAAGGCCTTATAGGTGAATTAAAACCTCTTATAGAAAATATAGGTGATGCTACTCTTTTAGTTCCTATGATTAAAGAATATATGGAAATAGGAGTTAAGAATGACGAACATTTAATTAAATTAGCTACGGTAATACAACGTTTAGAAGCTATACAAGCTAAAGGTAGTGAAGGAGAAATGTTTGACTTTTCAGAATTACAAGATTTATTAGAAGAACAAGAAGAAACCCAAATTGAATTAGAAGAAAAAATAAACGATACTAAAGAAGAAGATGAGTCTTAGTTTATCTTTAAGAAATGCAGTAGGAGGAGGAGGTAGTAAATCTTCACCTAAAAAAGGAGCTTCAGCTGTTTATGGTAGAGTTGTAGATGTAATATTAGATGAATTGCATCCTATGTACCTAAATAAAGGAGGAGGAATATCTATTAATGGTGTATTTTATAAACCTTTAAATTCAAATATAAGCGAAGAAGTTACTGAAGATATGCCCTTTGCTTATCAAAAAAGTTCGCATATTAAAGTAGTACCTCTTATAGGTGAAATAGTTAAGGTCGAACCTCACCCTGTTCCTTCTAGTAATGATGTTAGAACTAAAACTCGTAAGTATTATGAAAGCGTTTTAAATATATGGAATAACGCTAATAATAATTTCTACCCAGATACTACTAATAACCCTAATATTGACTTTACCCAAGGAGGTAAATTTGTAGAATTAGGGAATGTAAATCCTATAGGGTCAGGTCCTGGAGATATTCAATTTGAAGGAAGACAAGGACAGTCTATAAGATTTACAGGTGCTGCATCTAATACTACCAGTTTTATAGATAGTACTAATATAGGAAGCCCAGCTATAGTTATTAGTAATGGACAGAAAGAAGCTAAAGCAGGTTATACTACATTAGGAGAGGATGTCAACGCCGATAGTTCATCTATATATTTAGTTTCTAATCATAAAATACCTCTTAAACAAGCTAGTT